CTACACTAGATGTAATTGGTGGAACTACTATTAAAGACGATCCTAGTACGCAGTCGATAGCATGGACTAGCAATACTGCTGTAACATTGAACACTTATATTACTTCTAATAATTATTACTATCGGGTTACAGTAGCAGGAACAACAGGAACAACGTCGCCTAATTTTACTAGTGGTACAGCCGTTGACGGTACAGCTACGTTACAATTTGTAGGTGCAGTACCTTCCGCTCCAGTCCCAGGTCGTTTGATAATTACAGGTACAACAGACGTAACTACAACTAGTGGTAGCCCATTTGATCCAGGTGGAGCAAGTATACAAACCCAAGGCGGCCTATCTGCGGCATTGAGTGCTAGTATTGGAACTACATTAACAGTTGGTGGAACTACTACAGGAACATCTGGCGCAATAAATGTAGGCGCAGATCTTAATTCTGTGTCTATATTGCCAAGTGCTAATGGAGTATATGACATTGGTAGTAGCTCACATACATTTAGAAACGTGTATGCTAATACGTTTACTGGAAATTTTAACGGAACATTCACTGGTTCGTTGACAGGTAGTATATCTGGAGCAGCCGCTAAACTTCAATCAGCAACAACATTTCAGATAACAGGAGACGTTACTAGCCCTGGATACGAATTTAATGGTCAAGTTGCTAGCGGAACTATCAGTTTTAATACAACTATTAACCAAACTCTTATTACAAGTAAATCTGCCGCAACAGATTCGTCATTAACTGACCAATTTTTAGTTTATCAAAGCGGTTCAGGTCTTGTAAAAATGTCGAAAGCGGTGTTGTTCAACCATGTGGCTACAGTGCCAATCGGCGCAATATTTCCATTTGCTGGAACAGGATCTAATATACCAGCTGGTTACTTGTTATGTGACGGTAGTGAAGTTCTTATATCGTCATATCCAGGGTTGTTTGCAGTATTGCAATATACTTATAAGGCATCTTCACAGTTGCAAGGTCTAAGTACATTTGCATTGCCGGATCTAAGAGGTCGTTTCCCACTTGGTCCAGATAATATGGGCAATGGTCTTACAGTGCCAGCAGGTGACGGCTCTGGTGTACAAATTTCGGCAGGTGGTGGAACAGCAAATCGCGTGTCATCTGTCACTGCTGATTTAGTAGGTGCAAGTTCTGGTACACAAAATGTTACATTGGCAACTACTAATTTACCAGATCACAAACACAGCCTTAATGATGGCAACGCTCAATATTACGCCGTTGGATCCCCAGCGGCCGCATCAGATGCAAACGCAACAGTCGGCCAAGGTTTAACCGTTCAGGATCAAATAGGTCAAGGGTACGGACTTAGCAATAGTGGAAGTATTATTGGTGCAACAAATCCGCCAACACCGATTTCAATAATGAATCCTTACTTAACTATTAACTACATAATTTTCACTGGTGTTATATAATGAGTTATACTATAAATTTAACTGACGGAGCCGTTCTAACACAAATAGTTGACGGTACTATAGATCAAACATCTACAGATTTGACTCTAATAGGAAAGAATGCAACTGGATATGGACTATATGTTAACGATAACTTTGTTCATATGTTGGAAAATTTTGCTAATACTACTCAACCAGCTAATCCTTTAACAGGTCAGCTATGGTTTGATACAACACAAAATCGATTAAAGGTATATAATGGAAGCCAGTTTGTTGTTAGCGGAGGTACGTTAACTGCACCAACTGCTCCTAGTAGTTTAACTACAGGAGATATGTGGATTAATACAGCAACAGCTCAATTATATTTTAATGATGGTGTGTCGAATGTATTAGCTGGTCCGATCTACACTAGTACTCAAGGCCAAAGTGGATTTATTGTAGAAGATATACTTGATACTAATAACATAAATCACACCATTGTGTATTTGTATGTGTCTAATAGCTTGATAGGAATCTTTAGTAAATCAGCATTTACACCAGCAAGCTCTATTACAGGGTTTTCTGGAAACATCGGCATTGGTTTTAATGTAGGAAATTTAACAGGTACGCAGTTTAATGTTCCTGTATTAACTGCAACACAGTTGTTAAGTGCTGAAGGAATAACATATACAGCAGATCAGTTAGTACAAATAACAGGCGATCAAGTTATTACTGGAACATTAACATTACAGGATTCTACTCCTTTAATTTTAGGATCTAATAGTAATAATGAGATAGATATAAGCACACTATTATTTCAAATTAAATCAAATTCTCCAAATCAGAATTTTGAAATATCTACACTAGCAGGGTCAACACAGTTTCCTGCGTTGTTTATAAATGCTAGTAGCAAGTATGTTGGTATTTTTAATGGAAATCCTCAGTACGGATTAGACGTTACGGGTACTATTAATGCTACTGGAAATGCAATTTTAGGCGGTGCAATAACAGCAGGCGGCACTATTTCAGGAACCGCTTTAAAAATAACAACATCTGCGACTCCAGCAACTAGTTCTAGCACAGGTGTTACCGGGCAAATTGAATGGGATTCGAGCTATGTTTATGTATGTGTTGCAACTAACACCTGGAAACGTGCGGCTTTAAGCACATGGTAATAAGCACCAAAATAATGATAAATACTCAAGAATAAGGAAACAGGAGCAATGGCATATACAATTAATCACTACAATGGTACTCTGCTTACAACTATATCAGATGGTACCGTCGATACGTCTACGGATCTTACATTAGTTGGTAAAAACTACGCAGGATACGGGCAAATTCAAAATGATAATTTTGTATGGTTGCTTGAAAACTTTGCAAGTTCGCAACAACCAGCTAGCCCATTAAAGGGACAAATTTGGTTTGACAGCGGCAATAGTAAGTTAAAATTCTGGGACGGCACACAATTCCGTACTACAGGTGGTGCTGAAATCGGCGCAACTGCTCCTAGCGGACTTACAATTGGCGACTTTTGGTTCGATACAACTACTAGTCAGTTGTTTGCGTGGCAAGGCACAGGGTTCACACTAATCGGACCACAGGCTGTAGCTGGATCTAGCACAACAGAAATGTTAAGTACCAGCGTTAAAGACAACGTTGGCGGCAGTCACACTATTATCGAAGCAATCGATAACGGACAAGTTATCTTTATTATTAGTCCAGATTCTGCATTTACATTAGACAATACTGCAAATGCTATTACTGGTTTTACTACAATTCAACAAGGTGTAACATTATGTTATACTAATAATAATAGTACACCAGGAGTCACAACTAGTGCTCACAGATTCTGGGGAACAGCAACTAACGCTGACCAATTAGGTGGTTTGGCTGCAAATCAATATGTTCAAACAGGTAGTGCGGCATTTAGTACTGTAGTTAATTTTTCTGACGTAGGATACACTGTTGGTAGTCCAGTTGCTCGTTTGCGTGTGTTTAACAACAATGCAACTCCAACAATCCAGAATGAAAGTAACAATACTATCGTTTTCCAAACAACTGTTTCTTCAGCAACAGTGACTCCTTTGCAGTTAGTAGGCACCGATGTATTGCCAGGAGCAACTGCAACAAGTCAATTAGGTAATTCTAATTACCAATGGACTACAGTTTGGGGAGCTAACTTTTCAGGTAATGCCGCATCAGCAACTGGTTTGGCATTTAATAGTGCAGTAGCAACTCCTAGTAGTGCAACAAGTCCTAATACTGTAGTAGTTAGAGATAACAGCGGAAATATTAATGCCGCAATTTTTAATGGTGCAAGTACAACAAGTTATTACGCTGACTTGGCAGAAAAATATTTGCCTGATGCAGTGTACGAGCCAGGAACAGTAATGGCAGTAGGCGGTGAGAAAGAAGTAAGAGCCTGCGGTGCAAACGATATGGCTATTGGCGTTATAAGTACTAACCCAGCATACATGATGAACAGCGAATTAAAAGGCGGTGTTTATGTTGCACTAAAAGGTCGTGTACCAGTTAAAATATATGGCGGTTGTAGTAAAGGTGATCGCATTGTACCATATGGTGCAGGTTGGGGTCAATCAGACAACAACGCACCTGGAGATGGCTATCCAATTTTTGCTATTGCATTAGAGGATTGTAATAATACAGCCGTTACGCTTGTAGAATGTGTGATACTTTAAGAAGTAAAGGATAAAAAATGGCTGGACAAGGCACCACGATACTCGCAAGTGATTTTAATGCGATTCAATCAATTATTGCTAACGTTTTAGGTACAGGATCTGGATCTACCGGATATGGTCAACCTGTAACAAGCAGTCAAGTAACTGTTGGCGGCAAAATTACGGCAGTAGGTTGGCAAAAATTAAGAAATGATTTACTTGCGGCTCGTCAGCATCAAACAGGAAACGATGAAAGTGGAAATTTAACTCCACCTAGTACTGGAATTCTTGTTAGAGAATACGATCGTGCCGCGTATCTAGCGTATGCACAACTAATTCAAGCTAATCAATATTCTGTAGGTACAGGCCAATCAAGTCCTGCAACTTTAAGTAATCCTACACGTACTACTCCGTTTACCGGCACACTAACACATCAAGTTACATTAAATTTTGGAAGTGCTAATGCCGCTAGGTATTTTTTCAATAGTGGAAGTAATATACAATTTAGTGCAAGTTTAACAGGTTCTCCACAAGGAGATAACAGTACTACAAAGAGTAATGATTTTGCAACATTACTATCTGGAGTACAAACTATAACATTTAATTATAATAGTACTACTACTAGTAACCCTGGCGGATCAAATCAAACAATAGCAAGTAGTGTAGGCTTTTATCAGTTAACTACTAGCCAACAATTATTGTTTAGAAAAACTACTTCAAGTCCTACCTATACTAATAACCAATATGACATTTATGCTCAAATTGATGGAACAGGCTCTGTAGTTACATTTTTTATTAAATTCCAAGATACTGGAGCAGGTTCTAATCCAAGCGGTTATAACGTAGACTGGCAAATTGAAGGAAATTTAAACAGTACAGTGATAACTAACTATGCATCTGGATCAAACGTATCTATGATGACACCTAATCCAGCTAATCCATCTTTGACGTACTTCCCGACAGTTACACAGTCAGGACCTTAATACCCTAATCTATTGACAAGATAACTACTGTAGTGTAATATTATACACTACGGAGTTTTCTATGGATGAACGGATTGAAAAAGCATTTGCAGTAGCAAATTACATGTCTACTTTGGCAAACCAAAGACGCATAATGCTAGAAGAATACAATCAAAAATTATTGTATTATATTAACGGTGCAACATTTAAAATTAATTTAGAATTAATTAATTTCACTAAATTAACATTAGATTTAGGACATGTTGAAGATACTGCATTTATTGATAGCAACGATTTGCCAGTTGTAATTAATGATGTTCAGGACTTTTTTGATAACATTGTTTCAATCTATTTCGAAGCAACTAATGATTATGCCGCCAAATATGCAGAAATCAAAAGTAAAAGAAAAATTTCTAATATTGTTGAGTTATGACAACCGGCGCAGTAATATTTGCTCAGAATAATTTGACTATTGACTATATTAAATTATCAATATTTGCGGCTTCACGAGTAAAACAATATTTAGAAATCCCAGTATCTATTGTAACAGATAGTAAAGAATATTTGTTAAACAAGTTTCCAGATCATCCATTCGACCAAATTATCGAAATCGAATTTAGTCCATCTAACCAAACTAAAAAATTCTACGATGGTAGTTTAGAATCAAAAAATCTACCTTGGAAAAACGAAGCACGTAGCACTATATATGATTTAACACCGTACGATCGTACATTAGTAATTGATAGTGATTATATTATCAATTCAAAAATATTAAAACATGCGTTAAACAACAATTACGATTTTCAAATATATCGCAATAGCTTCGACTTAGCAGTTGATCGTAGTTCTGCAGAATTTAAAAGAATAAATCAATACAGTATTCCATTTTATTGGGCAACGGTATTTGTATTCCAAAAAAACATAGTTACTGAATCGTTTTTTAATTTAATTTCTTATATTAAAGAAAACTGGTCCTACTTTAAATTGTTGTATAATATCGATAGTTCAACATTTAGGAACGACTTTGCTTTTAGTATTGCTATTCACATTATGAATGGTAAAACAGAAGGAGATTTTGCGGTAGAACTTCCAGGAACTATGAGTTATAT